CAAAGCAAAATCCATTTTTTTTATATATTATTTGTTTTTTCTTGATATTGATCATTGTCATTATATTATGCTTTTATGGAACTTTAAAAAAATGATTTAGAGAAAAAAGTATGTAAAAAAAAATAATAATGCTCGCATTTATTTATCATTGGTATGTAAACGATGAATTGAATAATGATGGTGAAAAAGAACTCTGCATGCGTGCCTATGGGATTGATGAAAAAAATAGAACGATGCTCTTGCATATTAAAAATTTCAACCCATGGATTTATGTTGAGGTTCAAAAAGACAACAAGACTTCAAAAGACTGGATAAACTTTAAATCCTTGATCAAAAACAAGATTGTTGAAAGATGCAAACATTTATCTCGTCCAAACACCTTTTATTTTACAAACAAGAAAAAGTTATATTTTAATGATAGGAATGAATATCCTTTTCTGAAGCTGCGTTTGAATACCATTGAATCAAGAAAAAAAGTGTATTATAGTCTTAATAATTATAAATTCCGAGTCATGGGAAACTTATTTGTGTTGAAATGCCATGAATTCGAAGCAACGCCTGTTTTGCAATTGATGGTTTCGAAAAACCTTCCAACTGCCGGCTGGGTTCAGATCAAAGGCAATTATGTAAAGGACAAAATCTCGGCTCTGGATTTGGAAGTGTCTATTGATTATAATAATATATCACCAATAACTACTGAATCCGAGATGCAACTAAAAATACCGCAGCCCATCATTTTATCATTTGATATTGAAGTATATTCATCTAATTCTCAACGTATGCCTCTTGCCATCAATCGGTCCGATTGTATTTTTCAAATCAGTTGTGTCACGCAACATGAAAAATATTTATTGACGTTATGCAAAACTACGGGCATGGTTGTGGGAAAAAATGTCATTATTCAGGAGTTTTCTGAAGAAAAAGATTTATTGCTTGGATTCACCGCATTGATTAGGAAGATAAATCCACATATCTTAATTGGATATAATATTTTTGGTTTTGATATCCCCTACATGATTGCACGTGCAAAATTGCATTCGGTTTATCACCAGTTTGATTTGATTGGGATACCATTACAAAAACATGCTCCAGAAACAGAAATCAAGTGGTCCTCAACGGCCTATAAACACCAAGAATTTCATTTCTTGGATGCGGAAGGTCGTATATTTATTGATTTATTGCCAATTGTAAAGAGGGATTATAAATTCAATAACTATAAATTAAAAACAGTGTCCACATTTTTCTTGGGCGAAACCAAGGATCCACTGACACCACAGGATATTTTTAAAGCGTATGAATCAGGATGCAAAGGAGAATGTCAAAAAATTTCTGAATGTGGCAAGTATTGTGTGCAAGATTCATTACTCGTCTTGAAGTTATTTAATATATTACAGTTATGGATTGGTTTGTCAGAAATGGCCAAGATTTGCAATGTTCCGATACTGCATCTATTCACAAAAGGACAACAGATCAAGGTATATAGCCAGGTTTATAAAAAATGTTATTATGAAAATATTCTGGTTGAATCATTGTCAGATCATTATATTAATTCGGATGGAGGATATGCAGGTGCCTATGTTTTTCCACCAGAACCTGGCATATATGACTGGGTCATTCCCTTTGATTTTAGTTCATTGTATCCGACCACGATCATTGCCTATAATATTGATTATTCGACACTTGTTCTGGATGAATCAAATGTAAATATAAATGATTGCCATGTTATCGAATGGGAAGATCATATTAATTGTGAGCATGATTTGACGGGCAAAAAAAGCGGTAAAAAACTCTGTGGCCATAATCGATTTTTATTTAAAAAGGAGCCCATTGGGATCATCCCAAGCATGCTCATGGATTTGTTGAACAAGAGAGCAGATACCAAAAAAATGTTGAAAAAGATTAAAAATGATGCTGATTTAACCAAAGAATTTAAAGATTTGCAGCTCATTGTATTGGACAAGAGACAATTGGCTTATAAATTATCAGCAAATAGCGCATATGGAGCCATGGGTGTTAAAAAGGGCTATCTCCCATTTATGCCCGGTGCAATGTCGACTACTGCTATGGGTCGCATGTCGATTCAAAAGGCTTCAGAATTTGTCAAATCAAAACACAATGGACAATTGATTTATGGGGATAGTGTTTTGGGAGATACACCGCTAGCAATCAAGATATTGAATAAAATCAGGATCCTATCCATCGCCGAGCTATTTCAGTCTTTTGATGCAAGCAAAACAACGTATCCCGAATTTAAAAATGACGAATCAGGATTATATGAGAAAGAAAAGGTTGAACCATCTTTTGATATTTGGATCATGTCCATGTCCGGATGGTCGCCAATCCGCAAGATTATCCGCCATCGCACATGCAAAGAAATATATCGGGTCATTACAACGACCGGATCTGTCGATGTCACGGAAGACCATAGTTTATTGGATAAATTCGGCAAGATGATAAAACCTAATGATTTGCAAATGAGCCAGGAGCTATTCTGCCTCGATTCAATGAAATTATGGGAAAATAATTCGATTGATTTTTCAATTCATGAGTTGAATGATCTGGATATTATGCTCGATGGTGGATTGGTGTATAAAAAAAACTACGAGACACACAAGAAAGAAGCCTTGATGATTTATATCTTTTTATTAAAAAAATTTGATAATATCGTTATCAAAGTCATTAATGGATATGCGCATTATGAAATATGTGATTGGAATGTCCAGGGTCAGGTTTTGGAAGTTCAAAGGCTTGGCAAGATGAGCGACTTTGTATATGATATTGAAACGATGGATGGTTCATTCCATGCAGGAGTAGGAAATTTGATTGTGAAAAATACAGACAGCATCTATTGTCATTTTCATGATTATAAAAATAGCCATTCTTCATGGAGCATGGCAAAAAATGTAGAAAAAGATTTATTGCAGCTTTTTCCATCGCCAATGAAGCTCGTTTTTGAAGAAAAGATATATAAAAAATTTTTGATCCTGACGAAAAAACGATATATGGCTTATACCTGTGGCGAAGATGGTGTCATTGATGAAAATCTTACGATCCGAGGGGTGCTGCTTGCCCGAAGGGACAATTGCAAATGGATCAGGATGTTGTATGAAGAGGTGGTTCGTGTCATTATGGACGGTGCTAATTTGTCTCGAGTTGTTGAAATTGTAAATGACTATATTCTTGATTTGTTGCAATGGAAAAAAATGCCAATGAGCGCATTTATTATTTCCAAACAAGTGAATAAAGATTACAAGATCAAATGCCTTCCCACTGATTTCAAAAAATTTCAAAAAAGGATGCATGATCTAAACATTTATTCATATCCATCTCATCTTGATCTAGAGAATATCAACGCTAGGATCGAAGATGAAAAGTTTACAAATAAATCTCCATGGTTAAAGACATACATCATGAGAACTAAACCTGGACATATCCAATTGGCCAACAAGATGAATGAGAGAGGAAAACCAGTAGAAGTCGGTTCTAGGATTGAATTTTTAATCATGTCGCATCCCGATGATCCAAAAGCAAAATTATTCGAGAAACTTGAAGATCCCATTTATTTTCATTCGCATCGCGACATTCTTCGCATCGACAGGCTTTATTATATCAAATCTCTTGCCGTTCCCATGGATCAATTGCTCCATGTGATATTCAAGATTGAAAATTTGGTTTCTAGCTTGTATGATCACCATCTTGCGCATCAAAAACTCATGACCCAAATTAGCAAAAGACCAATAATATTATTTGATGACGAAGAAATCAAACCAGAAAAAAAACAAAACAAAAAAATCAAAAAAACAATTTATGATTACATGTAATAAAATGGTATCATTTGCTAATCCAGATGTCTGGGGATCTTCCGCTTGGGTTTTTTTGCATAGTGTTTCCAATACATTCCCAGACTCTCCTACCTCGCTTGAAAAAAAAAACTATATCCTTTTTTTTTATTCATTAGCTGAAATCCTACCCTGCAAGTTATGCAGAAGTCATTACAAGGAATGGTTGCGTCTATATCCAGTCGATAAATTTGTCTCGAGCCAAAAAAAAATGAATCATTGGGTTTTTTTAATGCATAATTATGTGAATCTCAGGCTAAAGAAAAAATTAATGAAAAATTCAGAATCATGTGATGAAGCCATCCTCGATCATGCGAAAAAAAATATGGTTTTTTCATCTTGATAATGCCACAGTGTTGCTTATCAATTCTATTTCTGGAGCGACCTTGTTTGAGGAGTTGGGATTTATTGAAACTGGATCACTTTCAATCTTCCCGATTCCAATCACCACAAAGCTTGAGTTGTGATTAGCGCGGGTGTTGTTTAGCACCAATCCGGTGCCTTTTCCTCCAAGGTTTGCCACAGATCCTGATGATAGATTTGAAAGTTTCGAGTTATTAATAAACGCGACAGA